CAGGTAGAGACGAAGAATTTAAGAAAACTACAATTGCTAATACAAGTGAATCACAGTGGAGACAAGAATTTGAGTGCGAATTTCTTGGTTCTGTAGACACTTTAATATCTGGTGCAAAATTAGCAACTTTAATTCAAGATAGGCCCAAAACATCAAATGCTGGTTTTGATGTTTATGAAGATCCCATAGAAGACCACCAATATGTAGTTACAGTTGATGTCGCAAGAGGAGTGGAAATCGATTATTCGGCATTTATAGTATTTGACATAACTACTTTTCCATATAAAGTAGTGGCAAAATATAGAAATAACGAAATAAAGCCTATGATGTTCCCATATGTCATAAAAGACGCTGGAAAGGCATACAACAGTGCTTACGTGTTATGTGAAGTGAATGACGTTGGAGATCAGGTTGCTGCTGCATTACATTATGATTTAGAGTATCCTAATGTATTAATGTGCTCAATGAGAGGAAGGGCTGGGCAAATTGTTGGGCAAGGATTTTCTGGAAAAAAGACTCAAATGGGAGTCAAGATGTCAAAGGCAGTCAAGAAAGTTGGCTGTATAAATTTGAAAGCAATTATAGAAGAAGAGAAATTATTAGTTAACGACTATGATATTATATCGGAACTTACAACATTTGTCCAGAAATATAATTCATTTGAGGCTGAAGAAGGATGTAACGATGACTTAGCTATGTGCTTAGTCATTTTTGCTTGGCTTATAGTACAGGATTATTTCAAAGAAATGACGGATAATGATGTCCGTAAAAGATTATACGAAGAACAGCAGAATCAATTAGAACAGGACATGGCTCCTTTTGGATTTATAGTAGATGGAACAGAATCTACCAATTTTATTGACGAAGATGGAACTAGGTGGTTCGCAGACGAATATGGTGATATGTCATATATGTGGCAATATAATTTTTAAAAAATGTCGTAAATAAAGTTTTACATAAATATTTTTTAGAGAAACTGACTATTTTTAGGGAGAAAAACATGGCGACTCCTCAATTATCTCCAGGCGTACTTGTCAGAGAGGTTGATTTAACTGTAGGAAGAGTTGACAACGTATTGGATAATATTGGAGCAATTGCAGGACCATTTGCGATTGGACCTGTTGATGATCCAGTAGATATTGTTACAGAACAGCAACTAATAAATGTTTTTGGTAAACCAAGTTCAACCGATGCACAATATGAATATTGGATGAGTGCATCATCATATTTGTCTTATGGTGGAGTTCTTAAAGTAATTAGAACATCTGGTTCTAATTTAGTAAACGCAAATGCTGCAAGAACTTCTTCTGGAATTTCAACAGTTGGTAACGTATCATTAAAGATTAAGAATTTTAATGATTATGATGCAAATTATTCATCTGATACTCAAAATTATGTATTTGCTGCAAAAACTCCAGGAACATGGGCAAATGATCTAAAAATTTGTGTAATAGATGATAAAGCAGATCAAATTTTAAATGTTGGAACTGCGGTTTCATTTGCCAAAGTAGGATATGGAATTACATCAAAACTCACAAATCAAATTGTAGCTGGGGTCGGATCAACCTCACTATTTAATGGTTATCTAAAATCAATAATCACTGGAATCAATACAGTAAGTCAAACAGTAGATGTAAAGATTGTTTCTACAGTAAGTGATACTGGGGTGGAGCAAAAAATAAATTATGGAGAAAAAAACCAATTAAAATCATTTTTAGTTGGGAATACAGTAGGAATTATTTCTGCTACTGGTACTTCTTTAGGGTCAACTACTCTAAGTGCATCAGACTCTGTATTAGATTGGTATGATCAGCAAACTCTCGGCTTAAGTAATAGTACAATTTATTGGAAATCTATTGCTCCAAAACCAACTACAAATCAGTATGTAGCTGAAAGAAATGGCGAAAATGACGCACTACATATTGCGATTGTAGATGATTCTGGTGTTGTTACTGGAATTCAAGGAAATCTAGCAGAAAAACATTTGTTTTTATCGAAAGCTACCGATACTATTTCTGCTGTTAATTCTCCACAAAAGATATGGTGGAAAGAATATTTAGCACAATTTTCTAATTATGTTTATGCTGGAGACAATCCTTCTGATGGAGCAAATAATGAAATAATATATCAAACTGGATTTTCATCTGGATTTGTTGGCTTGACTACTGCTGCTGGTCTCTGGAATTCAACAGCACAAGATAAAACTTTTTCTTCAATTGGAAATGTTACTTATAATTTAAGTGGAGGAAAAGATTATGGAAATGCAAACGGAATGAAAGCCGAATTGAGTGATATAATAAATTCTTATAGATTATTCACAAATAAAGATCAAATTCAAGTTGATTATTTAATCATGGGTCCAGGTTTACTTGATAAAACCCAATCACAAGCAAAAGCACAAGAATTAATTTCAATAGCAAATGCTAGGAAGGATTGTATTGCTGTTATTTCTCCACATAGAGAAGATGTTGTAGACCGAACAAATACTGAAGATCAAACTAACGAAATTATCGAGTTCTTTAGTCCACTATCTTCTTCTTCTTATGCATTCTTTGACAGTGGATACAAATACACATACGATCGTTTTAATAATAAATTCCGTTATATTCCTTGTAATGCCGATATTGCAGGTCTGATGGTTAGAACAAACATTAATTCATATCCTTGGTATTCGCCTGCTGGACAGCAAAGAGGAGTATTAAATAATGCAATTAAACTTGCATATAATCCTACAAAAGCACAGAGAGATCGCCTATATCCAATAAGAATAAATTCTATTGTAAATCAACCTGGTGTTGGAATTATTCTTTTTGGCGATAAGACTGCCTTGGGTTATGCATCTGCTTTCGACAGAATCAATGTACGTAGACTATTTTTGACAGTAGAACAAGCACTAGAAAGAACTGCTCAAGCACAATTGTTTGAGTTAAATGATTCATTAACTCGTGCAAACTTTGTAAATATTGTTGAGCCATACTTACGTGACATCCAGGCAAAGCGTGGAGTATACGACTTTAGAGTTATATGCGACGAAACCAACAATACACCTGACGTAATTGATAATAATGAATTTAGAGCCGACATATTTTTGAAGCCAACTAAATCTATTAACTATGTGACTCTAACATTTGTTGCAACTAGAACAGGTGTTAGCTTCGAAGAAGTTACTGGCAGAGTTTAATTAATTTTTAACTTAAAAGGAGGATTCAAAAAATGTCAAACTTAAGAACTATTTCTGATTTTAAAAGTAAGTTAACTGGTGGTGGTGCTCGCCCTAATTTATTCGAAGTTAGTATTCCATCTTTTCCTGATGCAGTGAAAGAATTTTGGGGGGGAACTGGGGCCGAAGCTGAAATTTTCAATTTTTTATGTAAGTCTGCTGCTCTCCCAGCATCAAACATAACTCCTATAGATATTCCATTTAGAGGACGCACATTAAAAGTTGCTGGTGATAGAACATTTGACCCATGGACCGTAACTATCATAAATGATGAAGATTTTAGATTAAGAACCGCATTTGAAAAATGGATGAATTTAATCAATAAATTGGAGAACTCTACTGGCGCCACTAATCCAAATTCCTACATGGTAGATGCATATGTCCATCAGTTGGGTAGAGGAAAAACCAAGAATTCTACCGATAATTATGGTAATTCGGCCATAAACAATGGTAATTTAACTCCATTAAGAACCTATAAGTTTTATCAAATTTTCCCAACAAATGTTAGTCAAATTGATCTCTCGTATGATACTGCTGATGATATAGAAACTTATACTGTAGAGTTTCAAATTCTTTACTGGACCGCAGGAGAAAGTAATACTAGTTCTGGAGATCAAGCTGGATCTAGTAGCGTTATTAAGTAATAAATAGGAGATAATACAAACAAATAAATTATGGCAAGACTTTTTGGTTTTTCTATTGAAACTTCTGAAAAAACATCTCCTACTGTATTGTCCCCCATTCCTCAAAACGACGAGGATGGGGTTGACCATTATTTAACTAGTGGATTTTTTGGATCTTACGTAGACATAGAAGGAGTATATAGAACTGAATTTGATTTAATTAAAAGATATCGTGAAATGGCATTACACCCAGAAGTAGATAGTGCCATAGAAGACATTGTAAATGAAGCAATTGTGTCCGATACTAACGATTCGCCAATTCAAATTGAACTATCGAATCTCAATGCTAGCGATGGGATAAAACAAAAAATAAGACAAGAATTCAAATACATTTTAGAGTTGTTAGATTTCAATAAAAAAGCACATGAAATCTATAGAAATTGGTATATAGATGGTAGATTATATTATCACAAAGTTATAGATCTGAAGCGTCCTCATGAAGGAATTCAAGAATTAAGATATATTGATTCCATGAAAATGAGATATGTGAGACAAGAAAAGAAAACAAAAAAAGAACAAAATAATATAAGAGGAAATCAATTAATTGGAGATCAAAATCCAATGAGTTTTAAATTTCCGGAGATTGAAGAGTATTTCATCTATGATCCAAAAAGTTCATATCCTGTTGGTGGTGGTATAGCAAATATGGGAACTGCATCTCCAGATAGAGGAGTTAAAATTGCAAAGGATTCCATTACTTATTGTACATCAGGTTTAGTTGATAGGAATAAAGGAACAACACTATCATATTTAAATAAAGCAATTAAAGCACTCAATCAACTTAGAATGATTGAAGATAGTCTTGTGATTTATAGGTTATCACGAGCGCCAGAAAGAAGAATTTTCTATATTGACGTTGGAAATCTTCCCAAAGTAAAAGCAGAACAATATCTTCGTGACGTGATGATGCGTTATCGTAATAAATTAGTTTACGATGCATCGACTGGAGAAATACGTGACGATAAAAAATTCATGAGCATGTTGGAAGATTTTTGGCTTCCTCGTCGTGAAGGAGGAAGAGGAACAGAAATTGATACTTTACCAGGCGGACAGAATTTAGGAGAGATTACGGATATCAATTACTTCCAAAGTAAATTATATAAAGCTCTAAATGTACCTTCATCTAGAATAGATGGAGAAAGTGGATTTAATTTAGGAAGATCATCTGAAATTTTACGAGACGAATTAAAGTTTAGTAAGTTTGTTGGTCGTTTAAGAAAAAGATTTTCAAATATGTTTAGTGATATGCTTAGAACTCAACTAATCCTAAAAAATATAATCACTCCAGAAGATTGGGACAATATGAGTGAGCATATTCAATATGATTTTCTATATGATAATCATTTTGCTGAGCTAAAAGAATCTGAACTCATGACTGATAGATTAAATATGCTCTCAATGGCAGAACCGTATATTGGAAAATATTATTCACAGGACTATGTAAGAAGAAATATACTTCGTCAAACGGATCAAGAAATTGTTGAGCAAGATGAAATAATTAAAAAAGAAATTAATGATGGAGTAATTCCAGATCCAAATCAACCAATTGATCCAAATACTGGATTACCGATTGATATGGGAGCAAATATTGAGGGACAAATGGGAAAAATTCCCATCGAACCACAACCAAATGAAAAAGTAGTACAGCCACCAAAAATTCCTAAAGGTGGTGAAATTTAACTCTAAATAATTAAAATTATTCTATTAATTTAAAATGTTATGGACGACTTAATGGATATGATTGCTTCTGATGAATCACCTTCACAGATAAGCGACAAAATAAAAGATATACTTTATAAAAAAGCTGCTGAAAAAATTAATGATTTTAGACCAGTAGTTTCCTCTTCTCTTTTTGGAGCATCTGAAGAATAATAAATAGTTAAATCGAATTTTTATCAAAATAATGCAAAGAACTAAAATTCTTGAGAATGTAGTGCTAACCCCAACTACCGTTGGAACTGCTTCTAGCATTGGATCAGCAACTTGCTTGAGATTACATAATAATACTGCTGGAATAGTTGTAGTAAGTATTTCAACATACGTTGGTGCAGCAACTACAAATCAGTTTTCTCTACCAGCGAATTCGGTAGAATTTTTAGAGAAATTCCCCACAGATGTAATTTATACTTCTTCTCAAATACAAGCAAACAAAGTAGCATTTACCAACTAAAAAAAATGAAACTTATCACAGAAGAAATTTCAAAAGTAAAATTTATTACAGAAGAAAAGGGAGGAAAGAAGTCTCTTTATATTGAGGGGATTTTCTTACAAGCAGATATAAAAAACAGAAACGGTAGATGCTATCCAATGGAAACTCTCACAAGAGAAGTTTCAAGGTATAATGAAAATTATATTCAGAAAGGAAGAGCATTGGGAGAGTTAGGACATCCAGATGGACCTACTGTAAATCTGGATAGGGTTTCCCATATGATTACATCACTGAAAGGAGATGGTAATAATTTTATGGGGAAGGCAAAAATACTAGATACTCCAATGGGAAAAATTGCATCTTCATTAATATCTGAAGGAGTAAAACTTGGAGTATCTTCTCGTGGAATTGGTTCTTTAGTTGAACGTAATGGTGTTCGTTATGTGTCAGATGATTTTATGCTAGCAACAGCTGCTGATATTGTCGCAGACCCTGCTGCTCCTGATGCTTTTGTAAACGGAATTATGGAGGGAGTTGAATGGATTTATGATGTATCCAGAAATGACTGGTTAATACAGAATACAAAAAGAAAAATAGATAGGTTAACAGAAACAAAACAATACGAAGAAAAAAAATTAGAGTTATTTAACGAGTTTTTAAATTCGTTGTAATTTAATAAATTATAAATAAATATAGATTTAATACAAAAGATAAATCGGAGAGTTCAAATGTCTCGTGGAAAAAACTTACAAGAAATGGAAGTAGGCACAAAGCAATCCAGATCTGCCGTTAATGCTAATGCAAAACCAGCAGAACCAATGCCACACCTAACAGGAAATATTCCTGATGGTCAAACTGGTAACTGGGAAGATCTTGGTGGACCTACACCAGAAAATTACAAATCAGATGATGAATCTGCAAAAATCAAAGATCCTGCTGCCACATTAAAAAGTGTAAGTGATGTTGTAAATGCAAAAGCAAAAGCAGCAGATCCCATGAAAAAAATGGCAGTGAAAGAAGAAGCTGAAGATGAAATTGAGGATGAAGACGAAGAACTTTATGAGGAAGAATCCGAAGAAGGTGAAGATGAATTAGATGAAGATTCGGATGAATATGATGATGAAGAAGATAGCGAAGACGAAGACGAAGACGAAGACGAAGATGAAGAAGAGCTAGAGGAAGAATTCGACGTTCAAGAAGATGTTGATGCACTAGTTCAAGGAGAAGAGTTGTCAGAAGAATTCAAAGACAAAGCAAAAGTAATTTTTGAAGCTGCTCTCCGTTCCAAAGTTAATGAAATTCGTGAAGCACTAGAAGAACAGTATGAAGAAGCTTACGAGCAAAGACTATACGAAGAAGTTGCATCTATGCAAGAAACTCTCCAAGAGCGTGTAGATTCATATTTAGAGTATGTTTGTGATGAATGGATGCAAGAAAATGTTCTTGCTGTAGAATATGGAATTAAAGAACAACTTACTGAATCATTCTTAAGTAATCTTAAGAATCTTTTTGAAGATCATTATGTACAATTACCTGAAGAGAAATATGATGTACTAGAGAATATGGTAGAAAAACTTGATGAAATGGAGACAAAACTCAACGAGCAAATTGAGAAGAATATTCAACTCAACAAGCGTCTCTCAGAGTCGGTTGCTGATAGAATTTTTGATGAAGTATCTGGTGGTTTAGCTATCACACAGAAAGAAAAGCTCGCTTCACTTGCCGAAAGTGTTGAGTTTGAAAGTGAAACCGAATATCGTGAAAAATTGGAGACTTTAAAGGAATCATATTTTCCAATAAGAAATTCATCTCCAAACGTTCAACCTGAAACACTTTCAGAAGGTGTAATTTCATCAGTAGAAGATTATTCTCCTTCAATGAACACCTACATGAAGGCCCTTTCTATGTTGGCTAAAAATTGATTTTAATATTAAATCAAACAAAAACAAACACATTTTTAAAGAGGTAAAAGCAAATGTTCCAATCCGAGCATCTGCAAGAAAAGTGGGCACCGCTTCTTAACTATGATGGTCTTGATCCAATCAGAGATTCTCATCGTAAAGCAGTAACCGCTGTCTTGCTCGAAAACCAAGAAAAATTCCTAAGAGAAGAAACTGCATTCTCACATGGAATGCTAATGGAGTCTCCAACCAACTCAGGTAACGCTGCTGGTGCTAGTGGGGCATATAGTGGTAGTGCTACTCCTGGCGGCCCAGTTGCTGGTTTTGATCCAGTTCTAATCAGCTTGATTCGTCGTTCAATGCCTAACTTGGTGGCATACGATCTAGCTGGTGTTCAGCCAATGACTGGCCCTACTGGACTCATCTTTGCGATGCGTTCACGTTATAATGATCAAAATGGCACCGAAACTTTCTTCGACGAAGTAAATACTTCATTCTCTGGAACTAATGCCAATCGTAGTGCTACTAATGCTAGCGATGCAGTCGCTGGTATGGGTACTACTGCTGGCGTTCAGGCAGGTAGCAATCCTGGCATTCTAAACCCAGTAGGAACTGCTTCTTCCCTTGGATATAATGTTGGTCAAGGAATGAAGACTGGCGACTCTGAAGCTCTTGGTGCATCAAATGGAGGACAATTCAACGAAATGGCTTTCTCAATCGAGAAAGTTCTTGTTGAAGCAAAGTCTAGAGCACTAAAAGCCGAGTACAGCCTCGAACTAGCACAAGACCTAAAAGCAATTCATGGTCTAAATGCCGAAGCTGAGTTGGCTAATATTCTCAGTACTGAAATTCTTGCTGAAATTAACCGCGAAGTAATTAGAACCATTTACAAGGTTGCTGAACAAGGTGCTGCTAATAACGTAGCTACTGCTGGTGTATTTGACCTCGATGTTGATTCCAATGGTCGTTGGTCAGTTGAGAAGTTCAAAGGTCTACTCTTCCAAATTGAGCGTGATGCTAACGCAATTGCCATCAGAACTCGTAGAGGAAAGGGTAATGTAATCATGTGCTCTTCTGATGTAGCTTCCGCTCTCACCATGGCAGGTGTTCTAGACTATACTCCTGCTCTAAATGCAAACCTAAACGTAGATGACACCGGTAATACTTTTGCTGGCGTTCTAATGGGCAAATATCGTGTATATATTGACCCATATTCTGGTGGTACCAACCCTGGTGCTGATGGTGGTCAGTATTACGTTGTGGGTTATAAGGGTACTTCTCCTTATGATGCTGGTCTCTTCTATTGTCCTTATGTTCCTCTCCAAATGGTACGTGCCGTTGGTGAGAACACCTTCCAGCCAAAAATCGGCTTCAAGACTCGCTACGGTATGGTAGCGAATCCATTTGCCGAAGGTATCGATAAGGGCCTCGGTGCACTCAAAATTAACTCTAACCGTTATTACCGTCGCGTACAAGTTAAGAATCTAATGTGATTCTTTTTTAGATTTAATTTTGTAAGGGACCTACATGGTCCCTTTTTTATTGCAAGTTAATATACGTGGTATAAATAGTATAAAAAATGGTAGGAAACGCATATAACAATCAAATACAAAATAGAAATTTTTTACTGCCTACGCAGTTTAAATTTACAATAATAAGATCCCCTAAAGTTGCATTTTTTTCAAATACAGCAAACATACCTTCATTGAGTCTTGGTATAGCGAATCAACCAACATATCTAAAAGATATTGCTCAACCGGGAGATAAGATAAAATTTGAAGATTTCAATCTTCGTTTTTTAGTCGATGAAGGATTAGAAAACTATATGGAAATTCAAAATTGGATTAGGGGTCTAGGATATCCCGAATCTTTAGATCAAATATATACATTACAAAGACAAGACCAGAGAATAGATACAAAAATAAATTCAGGGTTGAATATATATTCTGATGGAACTTTGCAAGTATTAACCAGCAACCAAAGACCAAACTTCCAAGTAAAATTTTATGATTTATTTCCATATGATTTAACAACACTATTATTTGATGCCACAAATAACGATGCAGAATTTTTTACCGCAGAGGTGAAATTCAAATATACTTACTATGAAATAACTGATAACAAAGGAAATCCTCTTTATGAATATCAATGATTTACAATTAATGTGGAAAGAAGATTCTATTATAGATCCAGATAATTTACATTTAGAGTCACTAAAAATCCCACAATTACATTCCA